TATCCCACTATTGAACCAGACGTAATTAACTTACCCCAAGCTTTAAATCCATAATCATCTGTACCAAAACCATTTAAAATTTTACCTTCTGTTAATTCTGCTATTCCTCCACCTTCTTGATATATAAAAAGACCATTAGGGTTTATCCATATAATACCAAAATCTGCTTTAAATACCGCTGCTGGATGTAGAACACCCATACCTCTATGTGTTGCTTCTAAATACCAACCCGATGGATTAGGGCTTGCAATGTTTAATATAAATAAATTATCTCCTTTAAAAGCAAATAACCTATCCCCTACAGATTCTAATTTAATGTATGGCTCTGCATCTCCTTTAACTACATCTATAAATTGACTTGCTGGAAATATATCTGGTTTATTAACAGGTGAATACATAATTCTATCTGCTTCTTGTGTTTGTACACCATCAGCTCCTGTCATTTTTACATTAGCAACAAACATCCTTCTGTTTGTAAACACAGCTGACTTATAGCCATCGCTTGCATTCCCAATAACAAGNGCACCGTCACTACTTCTATANCCATTTAAAGTAGCATAGGTATCTATAGGAGGGTCTTGTATAACAATTACTGCATTTGCATCATTACTACTCACAGACCAGTTTGCAAACTTATCTCCTAATTTTGACCTAATTCCATATGCATGTTCATCTGAGCTTGTTCCTGTCAGGTCTACATCTACTAATAAATTCCATTCACCTTGAGCAATCTTGCTTAATCCAGAATCATAATACTTCCAGTATATTCTAGCTCCAGTTATCCTTGCGTCATAATCAGTTGCTGCGGTTGCATTAGCTGCGTATACAGTTACTTTCCAAGGTCTGTCTTCATTTACATTTGCAGTTGCTAAAGCAGAGCTAACAATAAAAGGTGCCGATTCTTGGTTTCCGTCATATATAAATGTATATGCAAAAGCATAATTATCTTTTGTCCAAGTACCAGTTCCAGCAGTTTGAGAATCTATTTGAAAATTTATAGAACCATCAGTATAAGTAGCAGAACCAACTAAATTACCACCAGTTGGTGCTGGTAATGTATTATTGCCAGCATAAAACCCAGATCTATCTCTACCCAATTGACTTCGCTTAACGTACATATAGTATTTTATTTGACTGGCATTTGTTAAATTTGTATCCGCTACTCTTATCCCATTACCGATAGCAGTAACAATAGGTTTACAATCTGTTTGGTCACTGCTTACATCTACACTTACAGTTGCCCAGCTATTATTTGTGTAATCCCAAAGATTTAATTCACCACTTTCATCTACCACCGCTAAGTAATGCTCACCTGTATTAGCACCACCTTCAGTCCAGTCTAACTCAAAATGTTTAAATCCATAACCAGCACTACTAGCAAGGTCAGTAGACGCTAAACGTATTAATAGACTTATCAGAATATGAGTTGCCTATTTGTCTAGGCGTACCACTGCCATTACCCATAGAGCGGATAGAGCCAACTCGATCACCCACAGCATCCTGTGAAAAACCGAGCTGGTTATCTTGTATATCTCTTGGGTTAGCTTGTGTGTTTACTCCCCCAGAAAAATCTCTAAGTACTGCAAGATTTCGTGGCATTACTCTGGATTCAACGCCTTCTTTAATTCAGCTACTATTTTATCGTCAGCCTCAGTCTTTGTCATATCAGCAATCATATCAAGGACGAATAAAAGAGTTTCTGTTACGCCAACCTTTTTTAAAACCTGTGCAACTACCTTTCTAAGCATCTTTGTTGCCCATGAATTTAATTTAACCTTTGCCATCGTTTTTAGCCTTTCCAAAATTTGCTCCTAAGAAATTGACACAATCTAAAATAATCTGTACTATTCTATCGTCGCTTTTGTTTGGTGTCATAGAAGCTATCACAGCAAAGCCACCAACTTAATTACCTACCACGCAGCAGATAATATCTGTGTATAATTTTCCATAACGTAACTAATAATTTCACTCATATTAACCCCTTTGTTTATTTGAGTTCATTTGTTTTATACTGTCATCGACAGTTGTTTCAGAAAAACCAACATGGTCTTTTCTTATTGCAGTAGCCCATGCTCCACCTTCTCTAACAATAGCGTTAGGTGAAGTCATAACCCTACTCAATTTACCTTTTTCACATTTAGTACACTTAGTTCCTACAATAGGATCTTCAGATGATACTGTCATCATATTTGAATAAATATCTTCAAACCTTTTACACTTCTTACACGTATATTGATATAAGGGCATTTTAATCCTGCAATTCTTTTTTAATTTTTATTATTATATATACTAATGTCGCAACAGACACCAGCATTTGTAATATCATTGGTAAATTTAGCCACCACACACCGACGCCTAGAACGCCATTTCCTATAGTTTTCAATGAATCAATCACCCCTATGCTTTCCCATTAATACGCCCTTTTAAAAAATTAAGATCATCTGTTACATCATTAAGTTCCTTAACAATGTCTTCACGGTGCCTAGAAGAAGTTTCTTCCTGTCTTCCTATCCTGTCAATTAATTTTATAACAATCCCTTCAACATTTTTTTGATGTTTGTTCTATTTTAGATATGTGTACTCTTATATCGTCAAGGTCTTCGTTTTGTGATTTTTGGCTTTTTATTAAATTAGTTATCATCATTACAAACAGAACTACTATAATTCCAACTGCACCATACTCCATATAAGCTTCCATCATGGCTCCACTATCTCCCAATCTAAAGTATCTATTTCACTCCAATTTACAGGCTTAAGGTCTTTGTTATATCCAGCTATGTAAATATCGTCATCACAAGACGACACAATCATAAATATATAAAGCATACCAACCATACCAGTAAGTTTAAGCAGTGTATTTAAAAAGCTTTCTACTTTGTCTTTTTTAATCATTACCTCTTGAATACCAATCAATTGATTTTTTAACATCGTCTGTAGTTAATTCAAGCTTGCCATCAAAATTTGCTTTCCAGACTTTTACCTTCTTGCCATTTTTAAATAAAACTACACTAGGAAAGTTTCTTAATCTTAATTTTCTAACAGTCTCAGGTACTTTCTTTGAAGGTATAATCATCATTTGCGTTCCCATGTGTGCACTGTCACCATCTACAATAAACTTACCTTGATAAAAGTTTTGTTTATTATCTTCTGACCATTCAGCTGTAAACCTTACTAAATGCAATCCTTTATAAATTGCTCCGTAAAAATTTGTATCCGTTATTTGTTGCTGACCAAACGCTAATGATAATAAAAGTAGTAATCTCATCTGACTTTAATCCTTAAATCAATTACCTGTTGTTTTAATATACTTATTTCCTGTTGTAGTTCTTCTATCGTCTCAAATATCTCGTCATTATCGTTTTGAAGTTGAGAGATCTGCTGTTTATATTGTTCGTACGAGGGGCTCCAGTTGAAATCACTAATTCCTTTACTTGGATATTCTTGAGAAAATAACGATACAGGAACAGGTAATTCTTTAGCCTCTTGTATCTCTGACATCATCATATAATAAAAACCAACGAGCGTCGCTATCCCTACACCAATACTAATCATTGTTTGGATTGAAAGAGTAAATTTTGTATCCTGTGAGAGTTCTTTAGCCATTAATATCCTATCTTAAATATAAATGCAAAGCTTGTCCATATTGCAAATACGACTAAAAACCTCGCATATAGGTTTCCAAATTTTTGATTCAATTCTTAGTGCCCCAACTTTCTGTTCTTTCTTGAGCAGTATGGTTAAAAGTGTTAGTTTGTGTATTCCCTCTATTTTCTCCACTATTAGAAGATTGTCTTTGAGGTCTTTGGTTGTTAAAAGTGTCTGGTTGCATTCTGTGATGATAGTAATGACTTGGAAATGGTCTGTAGACATACCTCACCATATACTGGTCATTAGTATAGTAATTGACCTTCTTAGCTGGTTTGCCATCCGTCAGTTCCACAATAACCAGTCCAGCTAAAAATCCTAAGAAGAAATATGCAGAGCCTTTAAGCATTTTCAAGTGCCTCTACTTTAGCTGATAACTCTTGAACTGCTTTGACTAATAAAGGTACAAGTTTGCTTTGGTCTATTTTTNNATAGTCTGGAACAGAACGAGTCTCCATAACAGCAGGTGTTGTTTCGATACCTTTATCATCTAAAACTGCTGGAGTAACTTCATATTCTTCATTTCGCATTGCATCTTTATCCCCAGTAATAGCTTCAGGTACTATACTTGATACTTCATGTGCAAAAAATCCATCTAATTTTTTATCTGGATTTGTTTTAAAGTTAAACCTATAAGGTTTTAGTTGATTTAATCTTGTTAATCCATCAGATATTAATACTTCATTTTCTTTTAATCTGTAATCAGATGATGTATTATAAGCTGTTGTAGTACCACTTTGTGTAATAGAACCATGATTGCCACCATCTGATTCAAAAAAGTTAATAAAAGTATTCGTTCCAGAACTTTGATGCCCACATTGTATTTTTATACCAAATCTATTAGTGTTATCGCCATCATTATGAACAAACAATCCATAGTTAGATGCAGAATTAGCATGAACAGTAGTAGCTCCATCAGTTGCTATAGTCATTTGCTTAGAAAGACTATCTCCACCATTTGTATAAAATTTTAAAGAACCTTTTAAGGAACTTCCACCTCCAGTTGTAACATTTTCTACAGTTGATGCAATGTAAGAAGTACAATTACTTGAACTAACTCCATCTACTGCCGCAGAACCAACCATAAACCCATAAGCACCATAATTATTTTGTGTCTCACCTATTCTTGTTGTTGCCCAAGCAGTCCCATCATCTGCCATTCCAAATGCAGCTGCAACTTCTGTACCAGCAGAATGAACATCTAAAGCTGTTACTGGTGAAGCAGTACCGATTCCAACTTTGCCATCAGATTCTATTCTCATTCTTTCAGTAGGAGAAGATGAATCATCGGTCTCTTCTGTCATAAATATAATTTGATTATTTCCACCTGTTGCGTGACCATAAGATTGAAAATAAAGTCCTGCTGAATCAGTTAATATTTTATTTATCTGTGTTGAGGCATTAGTTCTTTTTATAACAATAGCTGGGTCACTTGTACTATCAATAGTAAGTTTATCCGTAGCCGAAGTAGTACCAATTCCAACATTGCCACTTGGTATAATAAAATCATCTGTCCCATCAACCACTCGCCAAATATCAGCATCAGTAGAAGAACCGTCTGAATCAGCAGACCTAAATTTAAAATACCCTTCACTTGTATCATGGACAAGTTGATAATTCATATTATTAGCAGAGCCATCACCTGAGCCTTGTTTGAAGTTTATATATGGGTCGCCTGTGCCACTTGCTGGAGCTTCAAGACTTAATCCAGCGTGATTAGAACTTCCAGTCGTTTTTATAGTGACCAAAGCTGAACTACTTGAATTTCCAAGCGTTGCATCGCCTGTTAATGTAAATGCAGGGCTAGAAGTATTAACTGTAAATACAGCAGTACCATCTGCCTGCGATACTTCAAACGCATTTGCATCATCTGAGCCTGGTATTATTTCTACTTTGTTTGTTGCTAATTTTATACCAAATGTAGTTCCATTATCACCATCTT